ACGAGCGTAGCCTGCGTTGCATTGTAGGTCTACGTCATCGCGACCAGTTGCCATATTTACGCTTAGCACGTTTGTATACTCAGTCGTGCCTACGATTATTTTCCACTCTGGGAGCCAAGTACTCACGCTATCGTATAGTCTCCGGAACCTCTATTGACTGAGGTTCCTCTATAGGTTGATTGATTAAGTACGTCCTCAACAGCTCGAGCGATAGCCTCAGGATCGCCTAAGCCTGCCTCGATCTTAATATTATATGTAGCAGGGTATCCGCCGCCGTAATTCATCGTAGGGCTATATCCGCCTAGATCGCCTTTCTGATCCTCGGTCAAAGTAGGGAACAGGTCAAAGATAGTTACATCTTTTTTTAGTCCTTTAGTAGCTTCGGCCATTTTCTCAACAGTATCTATAACCGTACTCTTAGGGATAAGTGACCCTACGCCGCTCGAGGTAAGCCCTCCAGTGTTACCGCCTGTACCTACCTTGCCTAACAGAGCTATGTAATCTTGCAGCGCCTTTAGACGTGCATCATCGGCGGCCTTTTGTGCCTTGGCTACCCGGTCGATCATCGATAACTCGGCAGACTCACGTAATAAAGTTGCAGTCGTAGCAGCGCTCGTAGTCTTACTTAAAGAGGCAAGGCGCGCTATTTCGGTTAGCTGGATCTGTACGCGCTCGCTATAACTTTCTTTAGCTGCTAACTGACCTGCCGCCGTGATGGCTGCGTTATATTTCTTAAACGCTTCCTCGCGTGCTATTTCCTTATCAGCCTCAGCCATTTTAGATTTATTAATAGCTGTAAGTTCATTGAGTAACTGAGTGTTAATCGCTAAGAGCGAGGCATCGCTAATTTCTTTAATGCCTGCTAATTTGGCTAAATCTGCGTTTTTTTGCAGCGCGGCTAATTCGCCTATTTTCTTTAATGCTAATTCGCCATTATCTTCCTCGATGGCCATAAGGGCCTCAAGGCGCAGGCGTGTCTCTTTGTCGTATGTAGCCTTGAGAGCGGCAGCTAGAGATACTCGGGTAGTGTCAAAAACAGCCGCAGCTTTAGATAGAGATAACTTATTCTTTTCTGCTATAGCCGATTTTCTTTGTAGCGCTAATAACTCTTTAGCTCGCTTAGCGGCATCGGCTTCGGCCTTGGCTCGTGCCTTGGCATCGGCTTTTTGTGTATCTTGATTGCCAGCCGATAGCGAGCGATTACCAAACCCTCCGGGGATCTTGCCAGCGTTGAGGCCGTAATACTGTTGCAGATATTCGCCAGCCTTAAGCCCTATCGTTACATCGATGAGGCCAGCTACAGCGCTACTGAGTTTATCGATCTTACTAATTGTGTCGTCTATTGTCTCGCCGCCGGATAGAGCAGTAAGCGCACCGACTAAAGATTTACCGATCTTTTCGCTAGCGTTCTCGGAGGCTATGGCGAGTTTATTCATAGATCCGACATAGCTATCGGCGGCTACCTTGGCTTGGCCTGCGAATAATACTTGTAGGCGCTTTTGTACTTCCTCAAAGTTAGTAGAGGCTAACTCGGCTTGAGTAAGGCCTAGGTTAAGAGAGCGTAAGCCCTTAAAATTGCCTACGTATGCTTGGCTTAATATTTCGCTAGTTTTGGCTAAATCGGTTCCCGTGCCTGCCGATACATCCATAGCAAGGTTGAGCAATTCTTGGCTCTTAGTTACTGAGCCTGTTACCTGTAGCAGCTTAAGCATCGACGGCTGTAGCAAGTTTCTATTTACGCCCGTGGCCGCTTCGATCTTATCGATGTATCGATCGATTTCCGGAGTAGCAAAAGCCAAGCCGAGGTTACGTACAGCTGTAGTTAATTGTGCTACTTCTAGTTGCTGATCTGCAAAAGCCTTAACTGCATTTTTACCATACTGCGCTAGAGCGGCAGCTGAAAAGGTAAGCCCAAAAGCTTTAGCTAAATTCTTTACGTTTTTCTCAAAGCCACTTATCTGTTTTTGGCCTTTTGCTAAAGCCTTACCGTCAAAGGTAGTAACGGCATTGACGAATAAATCGGGTAACTTGGCCATTATGCCGCCTTCGCGTAACGGCCTTGATTAAAGCCAGCGATAGTTTTTTCAATAGCTCTTACTACGGCAGCTTGAGCCTTGCCTTGATCTTCTGACCAAGCTCTAAAAATCATACGTCCACGGCTTGCACCATCGCCATACAAAGGCCCCATACGGCTAATAAAGTTAGCGCCTGCGCCTGGGTTATTGGATCGGCTTTTAGGATCTCCGCCCGGGTTTTTACGTCCTGCAGTCTCGTAAATAGCGCCGCTTGCTGAGGCGTTAGCCACGATATACATCGACGACCAGCCGTTACGGTTGCGCTTGCTAGGCGAGGCTGAGTAGTACACGCCTTTACTAGCTAGAGCTGCATCATATAGTGGAAACATACGTACGCGGCCTTCGGTGTTAAGGGTTCTAAAGGCCGAGTTACGAGCTGTAATCTTTCGGCCCTTAGTCCCCTCATTCCAGTTATACAGGTTGCCCGGTACTGGAGACGGCGCATAGCCCCGAGCCTTGTCCCGGATGGGGATCATCACGCCTTTAATCTCTTTGTTCATCTCTTTTAATAATTCAGGATCTATTTTACGCATAGCCTTTAGAGTCTCTTTAACGCCGTCTAGTGTTACGGACATTTTTAACCTCCTCGGCTTGCTCGTTTAATACCTTTACTAACATCTTAAACATTTCTGTATCGAGATCGAGTATCGCCTGAGGCGCGACCTGTAACCGTATAGATAGCTGTGCTACTAAGTAGGTTAAAGAGCCGCGCCCTAGGCTAAAGGTTCGTCGTCTAGTACCTCAACCCTAGCCAAGGTATCTAAAAACTCTGCCCCAAACATCGGTACGGTTACTCCGGATGCCTTGAGGCATTCCCAAGCTAACCAATACACGTCGCTTTGCTTCTCGTCATCTCTAAAGGCTTTGTGAAAACCTTTTTTTGCGTAGATCTCAAAGGCGTACTCAATTCTCGGCGTGATTTGATGCTCTGTTACCTCGCCTGTAGCCCTTGTTATTTTGAGTCGTGCCATTTGTTGCCCCTTTGTTAGTTTGTTATGGTGCTGTAGTAATTACGATTGGTGAGTTACAAGTAAATGTAATGCTCTGTGTGCCGATATCTCCAACAGCTCCGTTAATATCTGTAGTGTTATTTACTAGGATAGTCGTGCTGTATAAAGGGTTAGTAGCTGATACGACTGCGCTAGTCTGCTTTAGCGTGATTGGTACAGTCGTACCCCAAGCCGCTTGCAAAGTAGCGTTTACGTTAGCTGCTGCTGTATCCGATAGGAAGTCTAGAGAAATCGTAGAAGTCTCCAAACCTTTTGTAAATTTTCTGCTGGAGTCCCCCATAGCTGTGATTTCCAGTTCCTCAAAAACGCGGTTAATTGTCGCGCTCGTTACGTGATCACTCAGAGCTATAGAGTTCAGAGTTACGACCACGCCATTAGATAGAAATACGGCCATCGCCTATTCCTCGCTTTTCTCTGTAGTAGGTGTATTAGTTTTTGCTTCTTTTTTTGGTGCTTCTTTGATCTGCCCTATCTTAATTAGAAAGGCAATATCTTCATCGGTTAGGGTCATTTGTCAGCTCCAGCTCGTGAGTATGGATAGGTCAATAGATGCCGTTAGCAAAGTGCCGCTCTGTACGTCTAAAGTACTCGGCGCGCTAACAGCTCCAATATTCATTACGATCGATGAGGCTGCAAGTTTGTTAAACACAGCTACGACCATATTTTCGATGCCCTGTAAATTTCCTTGATTATCCAGTAGCGGCACACTCATCTGGATCCGAAAATTAGCCATAGGCGAAATCGAGTTATACGTGTTATTGCTCGGAGTGATGTAAGGATCTCCCGGAGCGACGATAACGCTATTAGCCGTAATCGTTGGAGGTGGAAAACTATAAGTATTCCAAACGTTCGCATTAGCTAAAGCCGCAGCAAGCGAGGCGCGTAAGGTCGTAATAGGTACAGGCATTTAGCCCACCATAGAATTCGGATTTTGATATCCAGCGATGAGCCCTCTAATTTTGCCAATCATCGCGTTCCCGAGCCTATAAGGCGACGGGCTAAAGCCGTCGATCGATACGCCGCCTGTTTGACTGACCTGCCGGGCCTGAAAAATATCTACGGCCAAAATCATCGCGGCTTCACGTACGGCCGGAGTAGTCGCGTAGCTGTTTGTCTTTGTGTCTGCGCCTACGGCTTGGCCATAAGGTAATACGCGCTGAAAATTGACGTTAGCGGCGGTCTTAGGAAACTGGATAAAGCTATAGCCGTTAGGCCAATTAAAATAAGTGTTATTCCACACGATAGACGGTAGCTGCGAGGATGTACCAGCTGACCAAGGAATTGTACCCGTGATTGTGTAAGTGCCGTTAAAGGTTGAGCCGCATCCACTCAAGGTTACAGACTGACCCGTAGTAAAGATCATAGGGTTGGCAACCATCGCGGTAATTACATTATTTTGTAGCGTTACTCCCACTACTGGCGCTGAGGCAAACCATAAAAATTGGTTAAGTAAATCTTGAGCAGTTTGGCAAACTTCCTCAACGATGGCAGAGCTGTATAAGTTTTCGATACCAAGGTTAGCGCGTAACTCCGCCTCGGTGACGTATGTAGCTGGCACTTATTTACTCCCATCTTAAAAGAGGCCGGTAGGGCTCAAAGGGCTAAGAGCCCTACCGACTATTAGGTATTTTGCTTATGCCTTTAGGTAACGAACGATACCGTTAGGCATTTTTGCGATAGTTGCCATAAAGCCGTAAATCGCTACCTGTACTTGTAGGTTCGATACTACGTTTACTGACATATACGCCTGAGGGCTGCGGTAAACCGTAAACGCTTCAGGGGCCAAAATTAACGCCGATGAGTCGTCTACTGTT